TACTGTTGCACATGTGGTTGGCGTAAGGCCTTGGAAGCACTCACTCTTCCAGACTCGCCCTCTGCATAACCTGCTTCTCTAGCAGCTTGTGTCACGCTACAACCTAAGGCTACGAGTGTATCAACCAAGCGAGTCTGTTTGTCAGTCAATTTCTTAGTTACAAGGTTAGTCATTGTATCCTCTGTTGGCCCCCCTCTCCCTCTCTCCCCCCACAATAACCCGATTGACTGACAACTTGTCAAGTAGTGACGTAGCGTCACAAGTATCAAGATTGGCTAATTAGGGGGTTGACCCCTAATGATCCAAGCGTCTGCACACTCTACACTCCCTAAGGAGTGCAGACACGATGACCCATTCGATGGGTCTATCCCATCTATATCTAGCTTAGGCGGCTCGATGGGGTGACGATCTTGCTTAGGCAAGCATCGTTTGTCCCATCGGCCACCAGAGTAAGCTATAGTGACAGGGGATAGACACACTCATGTGTCATTTATCTATCTCTCACACACATGTCTTTTACTTGTAACTTCCAGTTGGGCGTACGAATCAGCCTTCCGCAAGGACGGTTCGTTCGTTACGTCATACAAGATGACGTGACGAGCCGACCGCCAGCGCAGCTGGTCTTCGATCCTTGCAGAAAACAGATTCGTGTGCCTGACGATTTTCCATACACAAAAAGACTGTGTGTTAACGATAGAAACTAAAAGGAGATTTATTATGACTATCGCAACTATGATTAAAGAACTAAGCTTTGAGTATGACCGTTTCGACTACGAATCGAAGGACTTCTTGCCACATGACGAGATGACATTCGCACGTAGGGTCTTGATGGAAAAGTTACTCGATGGACTATACTTCCTACGATTTGGTGGCAAGAATGGCATCGATTCTGAGATCAACGCTCAGAACAAGAAGAGCCGCTATGAGGCAGATCGTAAGATGTACGATGGTACAGAGATCAGTATGCAGCGCGTACGAGGATCGTACGGAGCATCACAAGCGGCTACCTTCAAGCACGACCAGCTTGATGAGATGTACAAAGATCTACAAGATCTTTGGTATGCCGACCAAGGAGAATGGTATGTACCATACGGAGCGCCAGTAGGCTATTCGTACAATACTCAGAACGTACCAGCTGAGGAGGTCGACATACCACAAGAGATTCTGGATATGGACGCTGCTCTTGGGCTTAATGTTGAGGTCGCCAACGACCTGATCGAAACACCCAAGAAGAAGAAAGCATAAGAGGAGGGGCTTCGGCCCCTTTTTTTTTGCTATTCACCTAGGTTGGGGACGGCTCAGACGCGAGCCACTTTCTTGGAGTGTGTGTGCGTATGCACCAAGCGTCCCAAGAATACATCAATCTCAATTGACGCAGCGTCATTTCTATTAGTGACGTAGCGTCATAAACTATTAATTAATAAACTACTGCATACTTGCAGCATAACAAAGGAGAACGTAAATGTTTGATACAACTTATAATGACTGGGACTTTCCCATAGAAATGCAACCAGTGTTTGACACCAATGGCAATGCAATCGATGGACACCAATGCGTGATGCGTACTGACACTAATGATGTGTTGGGTGTGCATGGCTCTCGATACAAAGCAGTGTCACACGATGATGTGGTTAACTCAATCATAGATGGTGTGCGTCAAGCCAATCTGTCAAGCGATTGGAAAGAAGATGTGCAAGTCTTTGAGAATGGTAAGAAGATAAGAGGCCACATTTTATTCAATGATTTGACAATCGAACCTTCTGTTGGTGACTATACTAAGTTCAAGATAGACTTCTTTAATAGTTACGATGCTTCATGGTCTTTCTCTCAGCAAGCCAGCGGCTTACGACTATGGTGTTCGAATGGATGTACCACGCCTGATGCTGTGGCTCGATCAAGATACAAGCACACCTCATCGATCAATGTCGAAGGTAGTGCAAACAAAATGATTAATGGTGTTCAGCATTTTATGTCACGCAAAGAAGTGTGGCAGTCATGGAAACAAACAACAGTTACTGACAATATGGCTGAGACATTCTTCAAGCGTACAGTAGCTAAAGGTTTTACCCGACAACAGCAGGTAACAAAGACTAATGAAAGACAACTTGAGAACCTGCTTGGAATATGGGGCAATGAATCTGGTTCATTGGGCCAGAACAAATGGGCATTGTATAACTGCCTTACATATTGGGCTACTCACACTAACGATCTGCGCTCACCGCACACCGCTAGTTACAATCGTGAAGCTGCAATAGCTAACGCAATGAAAAGCAAAGAATGGGAGTTCGTTTAATGCTTGTATTATCTAACGATCAACTAGATCAACTCTGCAAAAAGATTGGCAAAGAGCTATCGCCACATGGTTTTATGGCAATAGCTTCTGCAATCAAAGCAGTTAATCCTGACTTCAATGAAGAGAAGTTTATATCACGATCAACAATTTCATGGGAGGACAAGTATCTTGCACACTTCGATGATGAAATACCATACTGAAAAATGCACTGAGTGTGGTGGTACTGGCACAATAACATATGAAAAACCCGAACCTTGGGTTTGTCGTGACAGTCCACCATCCATTGAGGAAATAGTAGAGGAATGTGATGAGTGTGGTGGCACAGCATATTTTATTAATATTACTGCTGTCAAAGAAAGGTTGACGAAATAGATTTTTAACTGCATCAATGCAGTATGAAACCATATTTTTCACAACTGCAATTACTTGCTTCAGATCTAAACGTACCTTTGCTCGATGCCTTTAATCGAGCAGAGGTGCCAACATCTACATACTATAGGTCTGTTAATGGCACAACTGAGATGAGGTACGACACAGCTTGCCGTATCTATAAGGCGATCTATGAAGAACACTCGGCTGTCTCAAAACTACGATCAAATGATCCGCATGTTGGTCGAAGCGAGACATGAACGAAAGCTAAGTCAACCTGAGTTAGCTAACATTGTCGGATGTACTGAATCACTGATCCACAAATGGGAGCAGCATAAGAGGGTTCCGTCTGGATTCTTTCTTATGTGTTGGCTTGAAGCACTAGGGTATGACATTGAGATCAAAAAGAAAAAAGAACCAAACGATTAACTGCATAGCATGTGAGTCAAACACAGAATGGTTTGTAGCTATTCTCAAAAAAAATCACAGTCGCTCAATGGAAAAGTGTTGGTATGTTTGTCTAAATTGCTATGAGGAGGACCGATGGCAAATCGTAACAAGTCCAAAGGAACATACCACGAGAAGTGGTTTGTCGTTTGGCTCAACAAAATTAAAGCGCAGATCAAAGCGAAGCGCGTCCCCCTCTCAGGAAGCTTGGGAGGAGAGTATTCGGGGGACATCCACCTCGACATCAACGGACAACGATTGGTAGGAGAAGTAAAGTACAGAGATACTTCTAACTTCCCCAGCCCATTCAAAGTATTAGAAGGTAGAGACATTGCCTTTTATAAAAGACGGAGGGGTACTCCGCAAACGCTGGTCATTATGAGTGGCGAACAATTTCAACAACTAATGGAGAACGACAATGGAATCACAGAACAAACAGATTAAAGCATATCTTGAAACAGGTAGACGTATTACAGCATGGGAAGCATTGGATTTATTTTCATGCTTTCGTTTGGCATCCAGAATCCATGATCTTAAAAAGTCTGGTGTATCAATAGATAGCGATACTATTATTACCGATAATGGAAAACGATATAAAGAATATTGGATTGCACAATGAAACACATTGGTCGTGCAGTAACTAATGATGTGTGGTCAGCAAGTGTTGATCGTACATCACACGATATTTATGCCAAAGACAAACAGGAGCAACGTGAACGATCAAAGGCATGGAAGCCAGACACATTGGCTATCATGGCTAATCGTATAGCTAATAATGAGCCTGTGAGTGAAGGGTTTCTTTGGGGTCGTGATGCAGTGCGTATGATTGTGCAAGGATACATCAAAGAAAGTGAGCTTTCTAAGCATCGCAATGCTTTGATTAAAGCATACAAGGATATGTATCCTAAAGAAACAGTAGATAAAAAAATCATAGATTTGACGTACCGTCACGAGTACGCAAAGAAACATTACGACTTGCTTTAGCTGCACATATGCAGTAACGTGTACATATAAACAGGCATCTAAATGCCTACAAAAAAATGGAGAACAAAATGAACCGCAAAGGTTTTATTGG